CTTTACTCCATGCTTTGATTGTATCAAAAATCCATAACCAGCGTTTATAATCTTTACCAACTACATCTGATATCACCAACCATTTTGAACCAGTTGGATAAATACGGATTTCAGTTGTGCAAACCATAATAAACTTATGAGTTACTTCATCTCGTGCAGTCCATAACTGCGTTTGTTCTGTTAAAAGGGATTGTAGAATGTGTTGTGTAGCATATCTGCCTTCACTGTTTCTACATATGATATCAAATAACGGCTCTATTTCATGCCATATATTCATAATATCATCTTTTTGAAATGTTTGCAAGTAACAATTCACACTATCCTATAATTATATATCCAAATGTTCTATCCGTATGCACATCATTATTATGGTGTACTACAAATTGCCCACTTTCAGGGTCTGGTATCCATATTTTTTGAAAATCTTGCGCTGCGTGTTCTGTTTTTGGCATCAATAATATAACAGATTGCTTACTACAAATAGCATTTATTACTGTTGTTGTAGTTGCGCTAGGTGTTAAAGTAAATTCACCAGTATTTTGACTTTTACCTATCAGTAAATTGTTTATAACTACTGCTAATTGCCTTAAATATTCCACATCTAATTTTGGATTTAAAGGCGCATTTTTAGTAGGATATGTACCGCTTTGTAAAGCCATTATTTTTTACCTTGTGCTTTTGCATCAAATTTAAAACCTTTTGCATAGCCCCATACTTCACTTACAGGTATTCTAAACTTAAACCTATGGTATCTGTTTTCACTTCTGAAATTAGCTTCACCAGTTTGAGTGTTTAAGGTGCTTTCAGCGCTATAACTTACATTATCTGATTGCTTATTTCTTGTGCCAATAGAGCATCTTATGTTTTCTGCATCTGTAATAGGTAATACGCCACTTATAAAAGCTCTACCATTTTCATTAACTTGAAACTCGCCTGTTTCTATAACTGCCTCTAAATTATCACCGCTAAAATAACCTAGTTTATTATCGCTTGTAAACCCCGCTAATGCAAAGTTACCACCTTGCCAAACACGACTATCCAAACTATAAGGCAATGTTTCCATAGTGCCAAATGAGTCTAACTCCTCTAATGTATAGCCACGAGTAAGTAAGCTAAGCAAACCTTTCATTGATTGTTTTATTACTGTAAATTTCTGGTCTGTCCATGAATAGCATATGACTTTATCTATATTGCCATCTGAGCTTGAATTAGATACATAGCCCCACATTATAATATGTCGGATTGGGTCAATAGCGCTTTCAAGTTTATAATCATAGTTACGGTTAATGTCCGTATTAAAATAATCATCAATTTTATTAACGCCTATTGGTTGGCTAGAAGTTCCATCAAAAGCGTAAAAACCATCTTCATCTATATAATAAACAAACTTACCATCTGAAATAATAGAATTAGGTAATTTAGAGCCTCGTTTATCTTCTGCTAAACTAAAGTTGAATGTATAAGGTGCACCTACATACTCCATGCGCCATATATTCTTTTCTTGTATTACTACGCCATAATTTTGTGAGCCAACTATACCAGAAATACGCCCGCCTGTACCAACTATATTTTTATAACCAGATTGCACTTCTTGAGCCGCACTTGTTCCAGCAGCAGGGAAGTTAGTAGGGTCACCGATACCACTCCAATGCACTCTATTAGTTTGAGCGCCATCTACACTATCATAAACATTTGCAAGCACTAAGAAGTCATTTACAATTGCCATGTATTTAGAACGAGGAGCGCCACTAGATAATTGACTAAATTTAATATCTGTTCCAACTAATAAAGTTTGAATATCATCACTATAATTTGTAGCTATTAATCTATCGCCATAAGAAACAAAGTTCCATTTTTCCTCTGTACCCGTTGCATAATCACCACCAGTAGCTCTAGTGTAATCAGTCCAAGATAAGGCAGTTGCTAAATAATATAATTTAGTAGCTGTACCTACAAAAATATAAGTGTTACCAGATACATCAATATAAGATGTTGCGCCATAAGGACCAGATGCTAAAGCATTAGTAGAACTTTCAAGCATTGGAAAAGGTTTATATACGCCACTATCTGGCACTACGTTTTCTGCCACAGTTAACCCAGAATTAATAAAATCCTTTTGGTCTGGTTGCCATTGTCCAAACTGTACAAATGGTGACATCATACTATATTGCCTTTAAGTTGTGAACGTGGAGTTGAATTTTGCAAAGCATCGTTTTTAAGGTTACGGATATAACCATCTAATAATTGTAATGCTATTTGTTGGTGAAATTGAGCTGTTTCATTATCTTTAATGTAAATATAGGCATAAGATAGCACCGCATTTAAATAAATATCTGGGCGTGCATCTAATAGCCAGTTAGTTGTATTACTAACATTTAAGTTAGGTATATCTTTTATATACGTAACAGTAATAGTATAAACCGCATCTGGAATAGGTGCTAATTTAATTTTATTATCTGGCACATCTATTGCATAAAGCGAAGGAGCACCAGCAGTAGATGCAGTATATTGACTATCAATAAAAGCATCTTCCACTTGGTCTAATAATGTTTTATAACCACTAGAGCGCACATTTTTAATCGCTGATAAATCACTAGGTAAGGCATATAGTGAAGTACTAGCAACAGTTGAAAATGTAGTTTGAGCAAGCATTTTTCTGTTCTTAAGTTCTGAGCTTAAAAATACCTCCGCAAGTTTAATAAAATCATCTACCTTAGTAGAAATATCATCTCTTGCAGTCCAATCAGAAACCGCTTGTTTTAAATCGCTGTAAGTGGCTATAGACATATTATTTCTTTACACCTTCTGTAATATCTTCTGGAAAACCAACGCTCCAACGAACATCAGTATTATTAAAAATACAATCCGTAAATGTAGAGTTTGTAAAATCACAACCTTGTAATATTGCGTTCGTAAAATCACAACCAGCATACTCATGATTATTAAATTTTTTAGCGCTCATATTCTGATTGCTAAAATCAAAGCCAATAATTTTACCAGTTTCAGCTAAAGCCTCCGCTGAAGTTTCTTCAATTATAACACCATCTATTAATTTTTTTCTAGCCATTATATATCTCCTTTTGATATTCTTAAACCTTGATAATCTGCATCATTTAACATCTTAATAACTTTAGGCCAGTCGTTTTGGTCAAATACATTTATCCCTTGCGCTAACCATTCTAACACTAATACTTGTGGAATATGCCCTACTTGCTGCCATGATTTATCTTTTTCTAATGGGTCATAACCATTATCTAGTAAATCACGTTGTTGCTCAATATATTTTGCAGAAGCTTTTAAATCCTGCGAATATCTAACATCAAGCTTACCCGTATCATTATTCCATTTACCATAAGCATCTACAGCTGAGCCATCAGATAATTTAAACCAATCAGACATATTACCCCGCTGCCATTTCAGTTATATTTAATAAACCTGTACCTACAGCATAAGTATAGAATTTATCACCTGCTTGAACTGCAAAATATTCATAAGAACCAGCAGGAATATAAGTACCTGTTGATATAGTTGGTGCAGTTGTTACACCAGTAGGATTTTGTAATACTCTTACATCTGCAGTAGAATATAATCTTACTAATGTTATACCCGCTGTTATACCTGTAGTTTGAGAGGAGTTACCTCCAGCTGTTAATGTAATATCCTGCGCTGTTCCCAATCTATAAGCAACCTGTTCATTTCTTAAAGCCATTTTATACCTCTTATATTAAGGGGTGGCTATTACACCACCCCCGTTGTTATTATGGAGTTGTTAAGTCAGCTACTACACCATGTGCAGCTTCGTTTTGCATTTCTAAAGTATATTCAGAAACAATTGCAACACGGTCAGCATCACCCGACTTAGCTAATGGAGTAGTTTCAAAACTACGAAGGTAAGCAACAGCTACATAATTAGGGTCAATTAAATGTACTGTTCTATCACGTTGGAAACGATTAGGAACAATCATAATTTCGCCAAAGTCTGATTTGTAAATGTTAAATCCAGCAATAATAGCGCCTGAAGTAGCATCACGGTATGCAGTAGAGTTACCACCAAAACCAGATACTTGTTGCTTGTTTGAAGCACCAGTCATCATGTATTTAATGTTACCACCTGCATTGTATACAGATTGTAATACTGGTTTCAATAAAGCCTCAGTAAATGCACGTTGAGTACCATCAGTTGCAGCAGTTGATGTAGAACCAGAAGCGCCAGAAACACCACGAGATACGTTAGTTGTGTAGAAAGCTTCTAATGAGCGTAGTTTAGGAGCTACACCAGAAGATGCAATTACAGCAGCTTGGTTGCCAATTAAACCAGTTTCCATATCACGTTTAAGCTCTTCACCTTTAATAGCAACTTGAGTTTCAATCTTGTTGTTATTACCATATGAAGGTACAGCACCTTGAGTACCAGATACAGATGCAACTTTACGTGAAATTTGCGTGTAGTTAGATACTAAAGATGTTAGTGTTGCAGCATCATTTGTGAACTCATCACCTTGTACTTGAGCATTTGAAGCAGCAGCTGCAAGCGCACGAGTTTGCCATTGGTGAGTTGTATTAGATGCTTTAGTTTTTTTAGCAATCATTGATACAAATGGAGTATCTGTTGGTGAAATTTGGAAAATAGTATCAGAAATATCTTCCTTATTACCAACTGATGCGTATGTTACTTGAGTATTAGATAAAATAGCCATAATTAATTCCTTGTTTGTTGTTTATTTTTTAAACAACTTCATTCCAATTAAAGCAGCGGCATCATCTACTGAACCACTATCTTTAAGTCTGGCTTGAAGCTGACTTTCATTAGATTGCGGAAGTGTGATTTTGCCATTGGATTTAATAGCCTGTATGGGTTTATCTTTCTTCTGTATCTGCGTTGCTTTCTCTAAAGACTTTTTATACATCATAGCTTCATAAGCTGTGATAAAAGCTCTAGGGTCAGCAATAGTATCAATTTCTTGGTCTGTATAACCCTGTGCAGTTAAAAAGCTCCTAACCTCGTTAGCGTTCTTTAAAACCTCTGGCTTATGTACTTCCAAGTATTGCTTTGCTTGTAATCTCTGGTTATTCAGTACTTCGGCTTGTTTATGCTGCTCAAAAGCTTCTAACTGTTGGCGTTTTTGCATAATAGCTTGTTGTGACTGTGTCCAGTTATCCAAGTTAAATTTAGCTCTTTGAAAACCATCTATATCTCCTGCATCTAACAATTCTTTCAATTGCTGATTGGTAATAGGTGGTTGATTAAAAGCTGAACTAATATAATCTAACTCCTGCTTTGCTTGGCTTACCCATTGCAACTCAGTTGTTAAAGTTTGTTCTTTCTGCAAAATTTCTTGTTCTTTTACAGATAATTCTTGAAACTTTTTAGTATAATTACTTTGTCTAGTTTCACCAGCTAAAGCTTCCTTTACTAAAACCTCTACTTCTGATTTAGTTAAATTCTTTACTTCACCCTTATAATCAAGCGATAGTAAATAATCTATTTCTTCCTCAGTAGCCTCAGTTTCTTCTACTAACTCCTCAGTTACTTCTTCCTCAATTTCTGCGCCTTCTTCTACAGGTGGTTGATTAAAAGCAGCTAAACGATTAGTAGCTTCTTCTATTGATATTCCATTGAATGCGTTTGCTGTTTCAATATTCATAATTACCTATTTTTTAGTGTTAAATTCAATATTAGCTTTCTTTATGTTATTTTTTAAAGATTGCTTCACGCTCAATACAGCTAGATATCTTTTAAAAAGCTCTTCTCTATATTCAGCATTTTGTTTAGCGCTACCAGTCCATGCAACTAATAACTCATTCTCCATATTTTCTAGTGCCATGTTTAAAACAGGCTCATTTAATAACGCCTCAGATTTAGCTACTATATTTAAATCAGTCTTCAACTTTCTCTGTATTAGATAATTCGCTAGCATTTGCTTGAGGTTTTTCATTTTCCATTTCCTTATCTGTTATATCCATTACCATTGGAGTGGCGCTTTTTAATATTTTAGCTGCGGCATTAATTGTGAATGCTGTTTGCTTTTGTTTATTCTCAGTATTCAATTGCAATAAATCAAATGCCAATTTTTCACGCTCTATGTTAGCTTTGCTTTCAAGTTCCGCCAATGATAATTCAATATCCATTTCTTTAATCTCTTTACGAGTTTGCATATCAGCTAAGCCTAACTTAACTACATCACTTTCTACAGGAGGTTCTGGTGGCGGTGGTGTATAATCTTCTGGATTATTAAAGTATCTTGCAACATCTTTTAAGCCAGATAATTTAATTAAATCAGCAATGCCGTTATATATCTTTTTAGCATCAACTAATATTTCTTCACCATTACTTGCAGCAAATACCTTTTCTTGTAATACTTGAACACCTTGCAATGCAGCTATTTTCATTTCACTAGTGCTATTACCAGTACCAACTAAAGTACGCATACCAGTTCTTTTACGCCATTCTCTCGGGTTAATTCTTACATATTTGCCACGTAAATTAACAATCATCTCTTTATCTTGGTGCTTAGATAGTAATTCATGTATTTTTCTAAATAGAGGCTTAAACCCTACTTCTGCAAATACCCTTGCAGTAAATAAAATAGATTGCTGGCTAGCATTAATCATTTTAGAGCCAATAAACATAGATTGGTCTTTTAATAATGAGGCATCAATACCTTGAGATAACTTAGATACGCCACTTCTGCGCTCACTATAATCATCAATTAACTGTAATATAGGCAATGTATTAGCTGCTACAAATGGCATAGCATTATATGTTACGGCATCTGGCGCAGTTACAGGTATAATATTACCAATATCAGTCGAAAGGATGGCATTCTCACCACCATCATCTAAACTTTGATAATTAACTAGTTTATCTGGGTTATTAGCATAATACACGTTATCTGTTATTTGACGAGCAATAGCAGTTTTCCAGTCTTGAATAGGTACTAAGCTATCAGCATCACACTTACCAAAGAATTTATGCGGCATAATCTTAGGTGTAATAGCAATAAATGGATTACTATCCACTTCTTCTACTGCTAGCATTTCTGTGCCGCCAGTACCTGCCAAAATTACTCTCAATAACTCTAGTGTGCCGTCATTGTTAATATCAATACGAGCATAACACTCATATATTTCTACGATTTTAGTATCGCCTAAATCACCAATTGAATTAGAAATACCCGCTATATTTTCTTTGTAAAAGCGATTAACTCTTTCACGCTCAGTTGAATAGTTAGTGCTTACGCTTGGCAGGCTTCTTACCTTATCAGCATCAAAACCATCATTAATCAACTCAGCTACTGTTTTACGATATACACAAGCTGTAAATAAACATTCATCTAAATTCAAGCTATTGTGGTCGCGCTTAACAAAAAAATTCTCTGGCGGTATATTCTCAATCAATACCTGCCCAACTGTGTTCTTTCTACGCAATACAATTTCAAATACAAATGTTTGCGCTGCTACTTCTGGCGGTGTTTGTAATATAATTTGATTAATACTATCAATGTTATCAGCAACTATATTGCCTTGCAATGAGAGTTTTATATCTTCAATAGATACATCGGCATCTTCTATCATTTTAAGAAATGAAAAATAATCTACATTTGTATACTCTTCACGTTCTGCATTTACTTTACTATCCCAGTAAACTTTTACAATGCCATTCTTTTGTAAGTTAGCATCTTTGAACCATGTATCAGTTAATAAGAACCCATTGTTTTGCTCTCTAAATACATAATTAACAACATCTGTTTCTTGTTCAGCCGCTTCAATATCATTTTCATTAGTAGGTATAAACTCTACTACATCACCACCAGTAAACAATTCCATCAATTGTGCATGCTTAAAATCAATAGCATCTGATACATCTGATGTTTGAACCTGTGAGCGCCCATTTACTTCTTTGCCATTAGGGCGTAAATCATAGCGCTGCAAGTTTAGCTCACGCTCATTAATGATTTCTGTAATACCCAATTGAGCATCACGCAGATATGCGTTGCAATACTCTTTGATTTGCTCTGCTGTTATTTGTTCTTGTGTTTGTACTTTTTGCTCAAACATTACACTATCCCTAGATTTCTACCCTTTGTAATTACACGCTTTCTTTCACTATAATATTCTATAGGAAAATCTGGCTCTGCAATTCTTGCTAACGCATCTAGCATATCATCATGTGCTGCCACAGGAAATAAACTAAATTCTTCTTTCTTGAAGGTGTCAATTAGCGGGTTATCCAATGGAAAATAAATGCGGCTATTCTCAAAGTAAGGAATTAGACGTTTTATTCTATCCTGTTTGTTTAAACTCCCAGCAACTTGAGTTATAGTAAATCTATAACCCCTTCGCTCCATCTCGTATTCTATATGTTCTATATCAGATTGTAAACCATATTTTTCATACCTTACCGATGTTAATCCTTTCGGCTGATATTTCTCATGTAACTCAAATAACTTTGCAGCTCTCTCAGTTAAATTCAATCTATCACGTACAACATCAAGTATATACAAATTACCATCTGCTCTAGCATCTATAACCCACATAACAGTATAATCGGATTTATCCTTTTTACTACCAGCAGGGTCAACAAGTATATATCTTAAGCCTTTCGGGTTTTGTTCTAACTTAGGATTGTAATACTTTAACCACTCAGGTTTAAATACTTGCATCTCTGATGTTACAGGATTTTGTAACATTTGGCAAGAGAAAACATACATGCCCATTTCAATTACTTTAGCTTTTAGCTTTTCTGGTGTAAAAAACACAGGTTCACCAGTTAAAGTACCATCTTTTGTGGCAGGTATCATTCTACATTCTAGCCCACTATCAATCAATGTTTGGTAGGTATCAGCAAAGTGGTATCTAGTACCTATATAGATACGCTTAGCATTAGTAGTGCCTAGGTTAAAAGATAATCTTAGACGATCTGTTGTCTTGTTTATCTGTTCTGGTGTGTTTACGCTTTCTGGTGTTACAAGGTCATCATATACAAGTAAATCAAAGTGTCTACCAATAGGCTGCCCTTCTACTACACCCCATGCCTCTAGCGTTGCCTCTTTTGGGTTATTCTTACGTTTTACTACTATTCCGTCTTCGCTCCATCTAGGAGCTTCCTTCTTAGGCTCTTGATAAAATATATCTGGGAATAAATCCTTTAGCAGTTGGTTGCGCTCTAACTCTGTTTTTATCTGCCTCAAGAAATCTGTTGCAATTGGGCTTGTGTGCGAAAATATACCAATGGTTGTTTCTGGGTTGTTTATTATCTCCCTAATAACCCAAGCAAAAGTTATCAAACTGCTTTTATAATGCCCCCTAGCCCATAAATTAAGTATCTCATAAGGCTTTTCTTCTATCTCTCTACACCTATCTAATACAAATTGATTAAATCCATCTCTGCGTTTTAATACAAACGTAAATAAAAAGAATAAATCATTCTTGGCTAAGTTAGCTATATGCGGATTACTTTCATTATCTGGCATTAAACTAAATTGTTTAATAGCCTCAGTATAATCAGTTAGGGTTTTTAGCATTCAATCCTTTTTTTATATCATCTATCACTATATTGATATGCTCAATATCAAATATCAATTTACTTAACTCTAGCATTTTATCTTCTTTATCAATAAGCCTAGAATGTATGATATTATATTCTTCCTGTGCTGCCTCAAATTCTTTTACAGACTTTTCATATTCTACCTTAATTAATTCATATTCTACCCCTAATATTTTATTTGTCATTTTAATTACCCAATACACTTTTTAAAAAATCTAATGTTTCTTGCTGCGTTACATTCTTAATTTCAATAGGCTTGTCATCTTTGCCAGTTAATTCAGTTCTAGCTTGCTTAGGCACATGAAACTCAACCAAACTT